GGAGCACGGGGTGAGCTACGGCAGGATAGCGCACGACGACTGGGACAGCTTCGTCTCCGCGTTTGCGGGCGTCGCGACGTCATGCGGCAAGCGGTACACACAGGGGATAGAGGGGAACATCTGTGGTATAATCACCCAGATCGCCGGCGCGCGAGCCCGGCAAACGCCGCCAATTCCTTATGTCATAAGGAATTAGCGAGCGACAGACCACCCGACAACGGGAGTCGATGACGCTATCTTAACGCGTTGGCGCAAAGACCGGCACAAAAACGCCGGCTGACGCCGATTTCTTAGGAGCGGACATGAACGACTACCCGTTCTCCGTGTTCAAGCGGGCAGACCGCACGATTTACTCCGTGGCGTTCAAGGACGAGCAAGGCAAGTACCTTCCGCCGGTGTCCACGGGCAAGAAAACCGAGAAGGAGGCCATGCAAGCCGCCTTCGAGATGCTGCGCGAGGGCAAGCGGAAAAACGGCAAGGCCGTCACCGTGCATGGGCTGTCCCTGAAAGAGGCCGCGCGGAAAGTGCGGAACGCCGAGGAAGCCGAGACCATCATGGCCGAACTCAAGCGCCTGGGCTGGGTCAAGAGCTACGTCGCGAGAGGCGCGCCCGACTCGGAAAACTTCCTGGAGTTCCTGGCAAGGTTCTGGGACTACGACCGCTCGCCATACGTGCAGGAGAAGCTGCGAAAGGCGCACGGCATCCACCGGCGCTACTGCCGATGCCAAACCCAAGCCGCGGCGAAATACTGGGCGCCGCGCTTCGAGGGCCGGCTGCTTGGGGAGCTGACCGGGAAAGACATAGGCGACTTTATCTCAAGCATGGCGGAAACGGGGCTTTCCGCGTCGCGCATCAACATGGTCGTGCTGGCCGGCACGCAGCCCCTGCGCTGGGCGCACTCCAAAGGGATGATCGCCGAGGATCCGACGCGGGGGCACCTGATGTTTTCCGGGACGGGCGCGAAAAGAAAAATACTGGCGCCGGGCGCCGCGGCCGCCGCGTTCCGCGCCGAATGGAAATGCGGCCGGGCGAGGCTGGGCAGCCTTCTCGCGGCGGTCACCGGGATGAGGCTCGGGGAAATACAGGCGCTCAGGCTTGGGGATCTGGGCGCGGCAAGCCTGAGCGTGCGCGCGTCGTGGAACCCGATAGACGGCGTGAAGACGACGAAAACGAACGCGGCGCGGACGGTCGAGCTTAACTTCCCGGAAATCATGGACGCGCTGCGCGAGCAGGCCATGCGCAACCCGTGGGGAGCGTCGCCGGACAGCTTCGTTTTCTGGACGGAGGGAGCGAGCGCCGCGCCGATGCGCGAGAAGCGCTTCATGGCCCCTTTCCGCGCCGCGCTGGAGAGCGCCGGCATGACGCGCGAGGAGGCCGGAACTTACGTGTTCCACGGCTGGCGGCACTTCTACGCGACGTATATGGCGGGCGAGCTTGACAGGAAGCTGCTGAAGTCGCAGACGGGGCACAAGACGGACAAGATGCTCGCGCGCTACGCCGACCACGAGGCCGAAGGCGACAGGGAAGCGATACGAAGCGCGCAGCGCCGCACCTTCGCCGGGCTGCTGCCCGCGACAGCCACGGCGTAAGCCAAGGGCGAAAGCGAAACCCCGGCGGCGCGGCGGCCGCCGGGGATTTTTTTTCGCGATACGCGAAAATCGGGCAAAACCTCCATATCTAAAAAAGCGCCGCGCCGGTACTTTTTCCATGCCGGCAGGGAGCCGGCGAGAGAACGCAAACGAGAGGCGCGAATGAAATGCACCAACGCATCCGGCGGCTGCGGCGAAACGGCAAGCCGCGCCGGAACGAACGAAACGGGGGCGGCGCGGGCGGGCGGCGCCGCCATCCTCAGCCGCAAGGAAGCGGCGCGGCACCTGGGCATCTGCCTCGCCACGCTGGACAAGCTCGACCTCCAGAAAACGCGCATCGGCCGGCGCGTGATGTTCACGCCCGACACGCTGGCGCGGTGGATAGCCCGCAACACGGACAAGCCGAAGCGGGGGAAGGCATGAGCGAAACGAAGGCGCGGCAGATCGTCGCGAAACTGCTGGCGAACGCCGCAGGCGTGCAGTACGGCGAGGCGGCGGTTTCGCTGAAAATCCACAACGGCGCAGTCATAGAGGTTGCGCACTCGACGGTCGTCAAGGCGCGCAACGGCGCGGCGCGCAACGGCACGGCGCGCGACGGCGCGAAAGGGAAATGCGATGAAGGCGAAGCGGACTGACATAACGCGCGGAACGAAGCCGACGGCGAGCCGCAAGGCGCGGGCGGCGGCGCGCGGCGACAGCCGCCGCGCGGAAGCGAAGCGCGCGAGCGGCGGCGGCGAGGACGCGCAGGCATCGAGCCGAGCCGCCGCGGAACCTTACATGACTGTAGCGGAGATCGCGGAACATTTGCGGGTCGCGCCGGCGACCGTGAGGCGCTGGGCGCAGTCCGGCGAGGCGCCGCATTACAAGATCGTCGGCTCGGTGCGGTTCCGCGCGTCCGAAGTCCAGCGCTGGATCGAAACCGGAACCGCGGGAAGGCGCAAAGCCGGCGAGGGCGACAACGCCGGGACGCTTTTCGACCTTGAGCCTCCGGAAGAACGCGCGGGGCGCGAAGGCCAAGGAGCCGCGGGATGACGGAAATCGACAAGGCAATTTCGGAAGCCGTCGGCGGCGCGGAAGCCCCGGGGCTGCTGCCCTTCGAAAGCTGGGAACGGCTGGAAGGCGAGACGTCCGCGGCGTTCGACGCGTTCCGCTCGTTCCGCGACTTCGGCGCCGGGCGAAACATCCGCAGGGCGGTCGAAAGCGCGGAGCCGGACGAGCGCGCGAGGGCGAAGAAATACCGCGTTTGGCGCAACTGGGCGGCAAAGAACCGCTGGAAGGAACGCGCCGGCGACTACGACCGCTACGCCGAGAAGCTGCGGCTCGCGGAAGCGCGGAAAACCATCGAGGCGCAGGGAGAGATGCACCGCGCGGTTACGGGCAAGATGCTGGAGGTCGCGAAGAAGAAGCTGGACACGATGGACGCGGCGGAGCTTACGCAGGGCAACCTGACCGATTGGGTGGAAGCCGCGATAAAGGCTGAGCGCGAGGCCGCGGGGCTTGCCGCCGCAGGCGGCGCGGGCGCGGAACGGAACCGGGGCGAGGTCGCGTTCGTCAACGACTTCCAAGGGCTTTAGAGGCGCAACCATGAGAACGGCCGCGTTGTTTAAGCCAACGGCGATCCAGAAAAAAGCGCTGGCCCTGCTGAAAAGCGGCGCAAAGCACGTCTTGCTTTTCGGCGGAAGCCGTTCGGGGAAAACCACGGCGCTCGTTATGGCGATAATTTTCAGGGCTTTGCGCCACGCTGGCAGCCGACATCTCATATGCCGCTACCGCGCGAAGGACGCGCGCTCTTCGGTCATGCGCGAGACTCTGATCCCGTGGCTTGACAGCACCGTCGGGAAAGGCGGGTACAGCTACCATGTGCATGAAAGCGTGATAACGCTTTTCAACGGCTCGGAGATTTGGATCGGCGGGCTGGGCGACCGCGAGCAGGCCGACAAGATTCTGGGCCACGAATACTGCACGATTTACTTCAACGAAGTCTCGCAATTGTCGTACGTCACAGTGACAACGGCATACTCGCGGCTCGCGATGAAGGTCGATGGCTGCCGGAACATGTTTTACTACGACTGCAACCCCGGAAGCCCGCTCCATTGGGCTTACAAGATTTTCATGCTGAAGCGCGCGTTCTCCACCGGCGAGCCGCTGGAGAAGCCGGGGCTTTACGCCTCGATGGTGATGAACCCGGACGACAACCGCGCGAACCTTCCCGCGGACTACATCAGCGACATACTGGACGCGCTGCCGGAAAAGCAGCGGGCGCGGTTCAGGGACGGGCTTTGGGTGAAGGCGGAAGGCGTGGTGTACGAGCGATTCGACGAATCCATGATTTTGCGCAGGGAGGAAATGCCGGAGCGATTCGACCGGTACGCCGCCGGGCAGGACTTCGGGCTTAACATTACCTTCGTCAAAATCGGCTGGGCCGGGGACGCGGTTTACGTCCTCGGCGACTACGGCGCGCACAACATGACGACGCAATCTTTCTGCGCCGAGGCGGAGGCGCGCGGGCTTTACGACTGCCCTGACGGGACGGGAATGCCCGTGTACTGCGATCCCGCCGGCGGTGAGCGCATACAGGAAGTGCGCGGCGGCGTGAAAGCCAACAACAGCGTGGAGAGCGGCATCGACTTCATCCACGCGAAGATGGAGCGCGGCGAATTTTTCGTCTGCGAAAGCTGCGCGGGCGTGCTGTCGGAAATCTGGGACTACTGCCGCGACGAAGGCGGCGAAATCGTGAAAGCCAACGACCACTATCTTGACGCGCTGCGCTACGCGGTTTTCTCCGACGCGCAGCGGGGAGTGATAATGGCATGAGCATATTCCAAAGGCTGTTTGACGCCAAAAAGAAAGCGCAGAACGCCGGGACGGAGACGGGCGCGGCGCGCGTCCTGAACGGCGCGGACGATTTCGCGGAGGGAGGCGCGCCGCTCGCTGCAAGCTCGTATCAGTTTCATGCCTGGGTCAATATCGCCATTAGCATCCTGATTCGAAATATAGCCCGCGCGGACTTCACGATACGCAAGGACGGCGAGGAGGTAACGGCCGGCTTAATCAACGACCTGTTCCACAGCCCCAGCCGGACGCTAAGCCGTTACGACCTCTGGAAGGAAACGGCCGCGTGGTGGTTTCTTGAGGGGGAAGCCTTTTGGTGGTTCGGCCCGGACTACGCCGGCGGAGTGCCCAAGGAAATCCACGTTCTTGATCCCCGGCGAATGCGGCACGAAGGCGAGACGCGCGGCGGGATTGAGCTAGGATTCGGGAACAAGCCGCGCCGCTGGTTCCTCATGTCGGGAACGGAACCGCTGCCGATTTTCGCCGATGAAATCATACACTTCCGGGACTGGAACCCTTGGAACCCCGCGCGCGGGGTTAACCCGCTAATCGCCCTCAGCTTGGAGCTTGAGCAGGATTTTTACGCGAACAAGGCCAACACGCAGCTGCTGAAAAACAACGCGATACCGCAAGGCATTTTGAAAACGGAGCAATCGCTGCGACCGGAGGAAGCCGACCAGCTTGAAAGGCGCTGGGAAAGCAAGTACGGCGCGAGCAAAGCCAACAGAAAAATCGCCGTCCTTGGGCGCGGCACGCATTTCGAGGCGCTTTCGTTCACGCCGGAAGTCGTGAAGCTGTTTGAGTTAAAGCGCTGGAACCTGTACACGATATTAGCGAAATTCGGGATACCGCCGCGCGTGGCGAACATTAGCGACCGCAGCGCGGCCCTGTCCGGCAAGGACACCGCGGAACAGCATTCCGCGTTTTGGAAATTCACCCTGATTCCGATTCTGCGGCAGTTCGAGCAGACGCTGGAAAGCCAGTTCTTCGCGCGGCTCGGGCTGAAGGAAAGATGCCTGTTCGACCTCCGGGACATTCCGGAACTGCAAGAATCCGAGGACGCGCAGAGCCGGCGCGACATCGCGGAAGTAAACGCCGGAATTAAGACGATCAACGACGTTTTGCGCGAGCGCGGGCGCGAGCCGAAGCCGTGGGGCGACGAGTGGCACCGCCCCAGAAACCTTGAGACAGCGCGCGGCGACGCGCAAGGCGATAAAAAACCTAGCAAGGAGAAGTAAGCATGGCGACAAGAGTATTGGCGTTAAGCCGGGAAACGAAGCTTTTCCCCTATTGGGAATTGTTTTTCAAGCGTCTGGGCTATGGGGAAATCCGCTTCTCAAGCCGGGACAGGGACGGCCTGAATTCCGTAATCGATGAGTACAAGCCGGGACTGCTGATAATGGGCAGCGGGTTCTACAAAACGAGCACGCCGTTCATGGTCGGCAGGCTCTTGGACGTTTTCCCGAAACTTAACATTGCCGCGGTCAACATCCACGAATGCCCGGACGATTTGGCGATGTTTTTTGTGGTTAACGGCGCGAAAAGCTACGTCAACATCAAAGACGGAATGGAGGAGTTCGAGCGCGCCCTTGCGATCGTCCGCGACGGAGGCGCCTATGTTTCCAAAGGCGTGGCCGAAAGGCTCGCGCTGCGCAAGGAGCTTCCCAGGCAGAACAAGACGATAACGGACAGGCAGCGGGAGGTAATGCGCCTGATATGCTGCGGCTTCCGCGACGCGGAGATCGCCGACACCCTGCAAATCGCCAAAAGCACCGTTGACACCCACAAGGCGGAGCTTTTCACCGCGCTGAACGTGCGGAACGCCTGCGAGCTGATGAAAAGAAATCTGCAGCTAGGAAATGTGAGCTTGGACGAGCTCGACAGCTATCCCAACAATTACACGCTGAACCCGCGGCCGGCGAAAAAGGCGGGGTGAAGATGCTGGCAAGAAAAACCTGCGGCGCGCTTGGGGCGGTCGCGACGCCGGACCTGCTCGGGTTTCTGGGCCTGAAAAAAGGCGCGGCGGGCATCCACAAGGTGCCGGCGGAAATCGAGCTTGTCGCGGCGGCGCCGCTCGCGCTCGCCGACGGCGGCGGCGCGGACGGCATCCCCTGGACGCTATCCACCTTCGACATTGACAGGCACGGCGAGCGCATCGATCCGGAGGGCTGGGACTTCGCGCGGTACATGGAAAATCCGGTCATAGAGTGGGCGCACCGGTACGACATACCGGCAATCGGGCGCATGGAAGGGCTGGCGATTGACGCGCGCGGGCTGCATGGGATAGTGCGCTTTAACGGCAAGGAATATGACGAATTCGGCTGGTCAATCGGCGAGCGGGTGAAAGCCGGCGCGATCCGCGCCGGCTCGGTCGGGTTTCGCGTCATGGAGATTGAGATTCCCGCGAAAGACGGCGGCGAGGACGCCGCTTTGATATTCCGGAAGCAGGAGCTTCTGGAGTTCTCGATTTGCAACGTCCCGGCAAACCCGTTCGCGTTGGCTAAGGGCGCGCGGGCGCTTCCGGGCAAGGTATTTCCCGCCTTTTGGGGCAACATCATAAACGACAACAGAGGAGAGACGACATGAGCGAGGCGTTGGCGGCCATAAAAAAACAATTGGCCTGCATGAAAAGAATCGAGGAGAGCGGGTTCTCCGACCCCGCAAAGGCGGCGGATTATTTCCGGGACAAGGAAGCGCTGCTTGAGGAAATGGCGAAAGCGCTTGAGGCGGTGGGCGGAAGCCAGGCGGCGCAAATCGATGCGCTGGAAAGCACCGTGAAAAGCCTGCGGAACGAGCTGAAAACGCAAGCGCGGCAACCGAAGGAACTGACGCGGCGGGAAATGCTTTTCAACCTCGGCAAAGGCATCGCGGCGGCATGGTCCGGCGACCATAAGGCGCTGGCGGAACTGTCATTCAGCCCGAACTCCAAAGCCGAAAACTGGACGAACCCGAAAGACGTGGCATGGGAAGGCTCGGGCTGGAAAGCCGCGAGGACGGAAGGCGGCGCGATGGGAAACATGGCCACCAACGACCAGTATCTTATCAACCCTATTTACGAAACCGAGATCATGCGGGACGCGGCTAAAAAGTCCGTGATGATGCCGCTGGTGCGCCATCGCCCGATGCTCGGGCCGTCCGTGTACCTGCCGACCCGCGAGCGCGGCGGCGTGGAGCTTCATTGGCTGACGGCGTACGGACAGCAGATAAAGGGCTCAAGGCCGCAGGGCGCACAGCGCGTGGAGCTAAAAGCCTACACTCTCGCCGGGTTTATCCCGTGGTTCGACGAGTTCGAGGAGGACGTGTTCATCGACTTGGGCGCGATGTTCGTGGACGAGTTTATCGAGGTCTACGGGCAGGAGTTCGACCGCCAGTGCCTGCTCGCGAAGGCGGATCCCTTTACCGGGGCGATGGCGGCAAGCGGCGCCGTGGAGGTCGCGACGGCCGGCGCGACGGCCGGCGCGACGGCAGGCGATCTGGCTTGGAAGGATTTTCGCGACGCCGTTTACAAGGTTCCCGCGGAGGAGCGCAAGGACTGCAGTTGGTTCTTAAATGAAACCGT